GCAAGAAGGCAGAAATCACGGAGCTTCAATGCAGACTGTCGCATCTTGATGAGGGGGACAGCATGATAGGGAACTCTGTGATCAACGACTACACAAAAGGACATCCAAGACCACAGGCGGTGGTAGGATTCGATCAAAAGAAATACGAGCGGCTCAGACTCAAGTATGAGAGCAGGCTTGCAGAACTACAGCAGGACTGCAAAGAGATCGAAACATGGATTGAGGAGATACCGGACAGCATCACCAGGCGGATCTTCCGGATGTACTACATCGATGGGATGACGCAGCAGCAGGTGGCAGAGATCATTAATCTTGACAGGAGCCGTGTCAGCAGAAAAATTGATGAATATATGAAAAACGCACACAAAGCACAAAACGCACATGTATAATGAATCATAGGGAATCCGGGAAGTGATCAAATCAGAATCCTCCTTTGTTTGGCGGCAGCAAGGCTGTGGCACCCTGCTGCCGAATCGGTTGATACCATACCGCACCGTGTGAAGAGGTATCCGCGAATCGTTTGCCTGAGTTTTAATACCTCTGCGTAAGTGAAGGAACACAAACCAGGCCTCACACCGTGCAATGCGATGCCGAATGGGCCGCAGGCATGGTGCTTACGGAGCATAGCTCAGTAGGAAGAGCGCACGGCTTATATCCGTGTGAAGCGGTGGTTCGATTCCATCTGCTCCGACTGCCTGTATGGCAACCCCCAATACAACACACCCCATGGACGCATTGCTTCGGCAATGCGTTCTTTGTATCATTTGCTTCAAAGGAGATGCACAGCAGCATCTCTTTTTCAATTTCCAAAACGACGAAAAAGGAAGGTGAGGTGATTGCCGCGAAAACCAGATGAACGAATCTCACAGGCGAAAGAAATGTACCTGAAAGGCCTGAAATTAGTTGAGATTGCAAGTCAACTAAATCTGCCGGAAGGAACTATCCGAAGCTGGAAGAACAGATACAAATGGGATTGCAACGTTGCAAATGAGGAATGCAACGTTGCGAAAAAGAAAAGAGGCGGTAAACCGGGAAATAAAAACGCCACTGGACCGCCTGGAAACAAGAACGCAGAGAAGTATGGATTCTTTACCAAGTATCTCCCGGAAGAGACCCGGGAGATTTTTAATGCTATTGACCACGCGGATCCGCTCGATCTGCTCTGGCATCAGATACAGATCGCCTACGCAGCCATCATCCGGGCACAGCGGATTGCTTACGTAAAGGACCAACAGGACAAGACAATCGAAAAAGTGGAAGAACGGTCAGGCGAATCGTCATACGGTGAAAAATGGGAAGTACAGGAAGCGTGGGATAAACAGAACAATTTTTTGAAAGCGCAGGCTAGAGCCCAGGGCGAGCTCCGAAATATGATCAAGCAATATGATGAAATGCTGCATAAGAACTGGGAACTGACTACAGAGGAACAGCGCACCCGCATTGAAGTCATGAGAGCAAAAGCACAGCTGGATGAGCAGACCGAGATTGCAGATGATGGATTCCTGGAAGCATTGGCCGGTACAGCTGCAGAGGACTGGGCGGATGAAGAAGATTAACCAGATATTCAAATTCAAGTCGTTTTCGCGAAAGCAGCGGAAAGTCTTAAACTGGTGGTGCAGCACATCACCGGTCAAAGACTACGACGGTATCATTGCAGACGGAGCAATCCGATCAGGAAAGACGCTCAGCATGTCCCTGTCTTTTGTGATGTGGGCGATGAGCAGTTTTAACGGTCAGAACTTTGCCATGTGTGGCAAGACGATCGGCAGCTTCCGGAGAAACGTCCTGTTCTGGTTGAAACTGATGCTGAAATCAAGAGGCTATCAGGTCACGGATCACCGCGCAGATAACCTCGTTATCGTGTCCAGGGGAGATACCGAGAACTACTTTTACATCTTCGGCGGTAAGGATGAACGGTCGCAGGACCTCATCCAGGGAATCACACTTGCCGGTGTGTTTTTTGATGAAGTCGCACTGATGCCGGAATCCTTTGTGAACCAGGCAACCGGGCGATGCTCCGTGGATAACTCAAAGTACTGGTTCAACTGCAATCCAGACGGCCCGTATCATTGGTTCAAGGTCAACTGGATTGATAAACGTAAAGAAAAACGCCTTCTGTACCTGCATTTTACGATGGATGATAACCTGTCCCTGTCTGAGAGGGTCAAGGCCAGATACCGGAGCATGTACACAGGCGTGTTCTACAAGCGGTATATCCAGGGACTCTGGTGCATGGCCGAAGGCATCATCTATGATATGTTTGATCCAGACCGTCATGCAAAGTCGATCAAAGAATTCTACAGCAGGCTAATTGATGGTAACCGGTATGTCAGCATCGACTACGGTACACAGAACGCGACAGCGATGCTCCTGTGGAACAAGGGCATAGACGGAATCTGGTACTGTACCAGGGAATATTATTACTCCGGCCGTGACAAGGGCAAACAGAAGACTGATGCAGAATATGCTGACGATTTGGAAAAATGGCTGGATGGCACACGGATCCACGCAGTGATTGTGGATCCATCGGCAGCATCGTTTATTGCGGAGCTACGCAAACGCGGCTATAAGGTCATCAAGGCCAAGAATGACGTGGAAGACGGCATCCGGCTGGTAGGCACGAAACTGAACCAGGGCAAGATCATATTCTCAGCTTCTTGCAAGGATACGATCAAAGAGTTTGGTTCCTATATCTGGGACGAGAAGGCAGCAGAGCATGGTGAGGATAAGCCAGTCAAGGAGCACGACCACGCGATGGACGCTGTACGCTATTTTGTATATACGATACTGAATAATCAAACAGCGAGAATCCGAAGCAAGGCAAAAGCTGGATTCCATTAAGGAGGAGCATATATGCATGTATTTACAATGCCTGCAGAGAGATGGGATGAACGGAACCCGGACAAGCAGGCCATCCGGCACCTGATCCTGAAGCACAGGAAAGAGATCAGCCGGCTGAAAAAACTGAAGGATTACTACGAGGGGAAGCACAGCATATTAAATGATACAGACCGGGAAAACCGCCTGGTCTGCAATCATGCGAAGGACATCACCGATACCGCATCGAGCTACTTTATCGGGAATCCTGTGAGCTACAAGAGCAAAGAGGATATCACAGTACTGACAGATGCCCTTGAGGCAGCAGGCGCGGATGAAGCGGACGGAGACAATGGTGTAGACCTGTCCATCTATGGACGTGCTTACGAGTATATTTACACGAAGCAGGATGAGACGGATCTGGCAATCCGTAACTTGCCACCGGAAAATACATTCATGGTATATGATGACAGCATCGAGCAGAACGAGCTCTTTTCTGTCTATTATTATGCCAGGATCGACAGCACAGACCGTATCAGCCCGGTATATGTGGCAACGGTGCTGACGCAGAATTACAGATATGTCCTGAACATTCAGGATATTGATGGGCCACAGGGACTGATAGAAGAGCCTGAACCGCACTACAAGGGCGAGGTTCCGGTGATTGAGTACCTGAACAATAAACTGGCCATAGGGGACTACGAGCTGCAGATACCGCTGATCGATGCGTACAATGCCCTGATGTCAGACCGCATCACGGACAAGGAGCAGTTCATCGATGCGATCCTTGCGATCTATGGGGTATTGCTTTCGGATGAGGAGTATGAGGAAGAAGGCAGTGAGGAAAAGGGCAGTATGGCAGCCATGAAACGGCTGAAAAAACAGAAACTGCTTGAGATGCCGGGAGAAGGTGCTAAGGCAGAGTACATCACCCGCACTTTCGATGAGGCCGGTGTCGAGATCCTGAAAAAGGCCATCGAGCAGGATATCCACAAGTTTTCCCACATCCCGTGTATGTCTGACGAGAGCTTTGGTGGAAATGTCTCAGGCGTGGCGATGGAATTCAAACTGCTGGGCATGGAAAATATCACGAAGATCAAGACCAGGTATTATAAAAAAGGGCTGAGGAAGCGCCTGCGTATCTTTGCATATTTCCTGGCAAACAAGGGCATCCAGATCGACACGTCCGGGATCACACAGGTATTCACCAGAGCGCTCCCGAAGAACCTTCTGGAGATCAGCCAGACCGTGTCCAATCTCTGGGGGAAGGTGAGCAGGAAGACACTGCTGTCACAGATCCCATTCGTGGAAGACCCGGATGAGGAACTGAAGGAGGTCGAAAAGGAAGAGGCCGAGAACCTGAAGCGGCAGCAGGAGCTGTTCGGCAATCCGAACACACCGCCAGAGGAAACACCAGAGGGCGGTGATCAGGAAGATGAAGACGAATGATTCCAGCTACTGGGGAAAGCGCGCTGCACAGCGCATGTTTGATCAGATGCAGAAGGCAGAAGACGCTGCAGACCAGGTAGCGAAGCTGTACCTGAAAGCATCCAGATATCTCTCATCAGAGATGGAGGGGATCTTCGAACGCTACAAGACGAAATACGGCCTGTCAGATTCGGAAGCGCACAGCCTCCTCAATATGCTCCAGGATAAAACCGACATCGAGGAGCTGCTCCGGCAGCTGAAGAATACAGAATCTTCCAGGAGTAAGACGGAATTACTACAATTGATCGAGGCACCGGCCTACCAGTCAAGGATCGAGCGCCTGCAGCAGCTGCAGAACCAGATCGACCTGGTCATGCGGCAGGTCTACAATCAGGAGAAAGACTTTACTACTGCATATTATGTGGACTTTGCGAATGATGCCTACTATCGTTCCATTTATGAAATCCAGCAGCGAGCAGGCGTGGCGTTCTCCTTTGCCCACATCGACCATAAAGAGATCGACAAACTGATAAACAGCAGATGGTCCGGGAAGAATTACTCGGAGCGCATCTGGGGCAACACACGGGCGCTGGCACAGGATGTCAAAGAAGAGCTGTTGATCAACCTTGTGACGGGCCGTACCGAACAGGAGACAGCCCAGATCATTGCAAATAAGTTTGCCCAGTCAGCCGGAGTGGCCAGGCGCCTGATCCGGACGGAAAGCTGTTACCAGGCAAACCAGATGGAAATGAAATCCTATGAGGCATCCGGCATTACTGAATATGAGTATCTGGCCACGCTGGACCTGCGCACTTCGAAGATCTGCGCAGGACTGGACGGGAAGAAATTCAAGGTATCAGAGCAGCAGGTTGGGAAGAACTGCCCGCCCATGCATCCGTGGTGCAGATCAACGACCGTTGCTGTGCTGCCGGATGAGCTGCTGGAAGGCATGGAGCGTATCGCACGCGACCCGGTGACAGGACGGACATACAAGGTACCGGCTTCCATGAATTACAAGGAGTGGTATGAGAAGTATGTTGAAGGAAAGCCGGAGGCAGAGGCGGCGAAGAAGAAGGAACAGAACCGGACAGCTGATCAGAAACAGTATCAGAAATATAAAGATATTTTACGAGAAAATGCTCCAAAGTCACTGGAAGAATTCCAAAATATGAAGTATACTGATAAAGAAAAGTGGAGTAAACTACAAGGCGAAAAAGAAGAAACTCTAAAAACAATGGATTGCTCAGATATGGAGAATTTGAAAGGGAAATTAAGTGATCGGGAAACGAGAATATGGTATAAGGCACATGACGAAAAAATTCCTGAGCAGATTAACCGAGAAATATCTTTAGAAAATCAGGCAAGGCAAGCCTGCGATCTGAGAAATAAAAACCGTACATTTGCAAGGGATCTTATGAAAAATCAGTCTAAGCGAAAATTGTTGGATGAGCAAGAACCTAATAAGAGTTTTGAAGAATTGATTCAACATAAGATGAATGATAAGGGATTGTCTTACGATGAAGCAATTGTAGATATTCTTAATACATCGACAAAGACCAGGAAAACCGTTAATAAATCTCTTGGATTGGAGTAGTGAAATGATTCATTATACGATTTGCAATCAATGTGATGAAGAAATATTCAGAAAGCAATGTGAAGCCCTAGAAAAAAATGTACCGGGGCTTGCACAGAAAGAATTATTGCAGGATGTAGATGATTCTAAAATACAAATTTACGATTTAAATCATGCAATGATTAGTGTACATAACAGTCAATATTTAAACGAAGTATATATAGAGTCGGACATTGATTTGATTCAGTTTTTTGAATAGTACAATCTATTGAAAAATACCAGGTGAACAAAATGGATAATTTCGCAATCATTTACAAAATCCTGAAAGCCCTTGAAAAGGCGATGGATTATGATGAGTTTGATGTAGACCAGATATCCCATACGCGCCTCAACATTTCTTACCAGCGATGGGAGAAGATCATGATCATGCTTTCGAGATCCGGATATATCGAAGGGATTGTATACGATCAGAACCTTTCTGACTACAGCCCGAAGCTGGAACAGCCGGTCACGCCGGTCATCACACTGAAAGGGCTGGAGTATCTGGAAGAAAATTCGCTGATGAAGCGGGCAGCCAATATTGTAAAAGGGATCAAGGACACAATACCGGGATTATAAGTACCGCTGGTGCACATGCCAGTGGTATTTTTATACCCATTTTTCTGTGCGACATCGCACGGAAGGGAGGTGAGCAGGTTGGAAGATAAGGTAAAAGTGAAAGTGATCAGGCGATACAACGATATCGCACTGGATGCAATCCAGGAGATCGGCACGGTCTTAGAGGTAACAAAGAGACGTGCCGACCATCTCGTAAAAGAAGGTGTGGCCGAGGTTGTAGAGTCAGACGAATCTGACAGGAAGGAGGAAGAGAAGAGTGAGGAAGAAGAAACTGTTTTGTAACTGCAGGATTCCGCTGGACCTGCAGTTTTTTGCAGAGGGTGATGGCAACGGCGGAGGCGATCCGGAGGGAGGCGCAGGAGGCAGTGGAAATGGTGATGGCAACGGGAACGGAAATCAGACCTTTGATGAGTTCCTTGCCGGGGAAGGCAACCAGGCCGAGTTTGACCGCCGCGTCCAGGAGGCTGTCAACACTGCAGTGTCGGAGGCACAGAAGTCCTGGAAGCTCATGACGGACGACAAGCTCTCCGAGGCCGAGAAGCTGGCAAAGATGACGAAAGAAGAGAAAACCCAGTACCTGAGCCAGAAGAAGGAAAAGGAATTGGCTGACAGGGAAGCTGCTGTCACACGCAAGGAGCTGATGGCAGAAGCCAAGAATACCCTGGCAGAAAAAAAGCTGCCTGCAGAGCTCGCAGAGGTGCTCAATTACACGGATGCGGACGCATGTAAGAAATCCATCACCACAGTGGAAAAAGCGTTCCAGAAAGCGGTAGAGACTGCTGTGGAAGACCGTCTGAAAGGCGGAAAGCCGCCGAAACGTGATCCTGGATCAGGTAATGATGACATGGCCAAACAGGTGGAAAACCTGATGATGGGCAGATATTAAGAGAGAGGAAAGGTGAGAGAATATGGCGATTAACACGTTAGAAACTGCTACGCTGTTCCAGAACACACTGGACCGTGTGGCGATTCAGGAAGCTGTGACCGGCTGGATGGATGGAAACGCAGGGCAGGTCATTTACAACGGAGGTGCAGAAGTCAAGATCCCGAAGATATCCGTGCAGGGAATGGGTGACTATGATCGTGATAACGGATACGTACAGGGCGGTGTGACGCTGACCTATGAGACCCGCACCATGACACAGGATCGCGGCCGTAAGTTCCAGCTCGACCCGATGGATATCAACGAGAACAATTTTGTCACCACGGCAGCGACCGTCATGGGAGAATTCCAGCGGATGTATGTGGTGCCGGAGATCGATGCATACCGCCTGTCCAAGATCGCGTCTGAGACGATCAAGGCAAATGTGGCCGGTATGGTGGAATATGGCTACACACCGGGAGCAACCGGCACTTCTGCGCTGCGGAAGCTGAAGGAAGGCATCAAAGCCATCCGGGATAACGGATACAATGGTCCTCTGGTGACCCATGCCACACCGGACTTCATCCTGGAACTTGAGATGGAGCTGTCAGGGAAGATCCAGAATACAACGTTCTCCAAAGGCGGAATCGATACACAGGTGCCGTCTGTGGATGGCGTTCCGATCATCTCCACGCCGGCAAACCGGATGTATACTGCGATCACCATCTATGATGGCAAGACCAGTGGGCAGGAAGAGGGAGGCTATGTCAAGGGTGCCAGCGGGCTTGACATCAATTTTGAGCTCATGCCGCGCACAACCCCGATCGCCATCACAAAGCAGGATATCATGAGGATCTTCGACCCGACGATCAACCAGAAGCTGAATGCATGGCAGATGGACTACCGCCGGTTCCATGACCTTTGGATCCTGGACAATAAGCTGAATTCGGTCTACCTGAGCATCAAGGACCAGAAATCCGCGTAAGGAGGGCAGCAGATGAGGCTGATCAGAGGAAACGTAGAGAGAGAAGTTGCAGATGAAGCACAGATCACAAAGCTGAAACGTGACGGATACACAGAGATCACAGCCGGCACCGCGGCATCATCTGAAGATAAGATTGCGCCGGCGCAAAATATCGCTGACATGACCGTGTCGGAGCTGCGTGACCTGGCAAAGCAGAAAGGGCTTTCCGGATATTCCAGCCTGAACAAAGAGGAGCTGCTCTTTGTGCTGAAGGATGTGGTGTAAGTGGCGGTACGTGATACAGATATTGAGAGACTGTCGAAGCTGACCGGGGAAACGGATGAGGAGCTGTTGGAAATCCTGCTCGAAGACGCGGAAGCGTATGTTTTGTCATACACAAACCGTACAAAGCTCGTGACGGGGCTGGAAAAAGCCGTGCGTGACCTCGCAGTCATTGCGCTGAACCGGATCGGGACAGAAGGTGAGACAGGGCGCAGCGAGGGCGGCGAATCCTACAGCTTCGATGCAGCCCCGAAACAGATCTATGACACCTTAAACCGTTACCGGTTGGCCAGGGTGGGAGGTGTTACCCATGAGACTTAGACGCAGCAGGCTTGCGGAGTATTACCACAAAAAGAAAACTATAGAAAAAGACAGGGAAGGCGGGACAAGCGAAACGTTTGGCTCACCTTCCTCTTTTTCTGCTGAAGTTTGGCCGGCCGGTGGGAAGCTGCAGGCGGAAATGTATGGAGAGCGGCTGTCCTACATCCGGAATGTCCGTATGAATGAGGCTTACACAGTCACAACGGACGAAAAAGGGATTGCACATTATATTATCGGTGAGATTGACCTGGTGGAAGGGGATGGCATCTGCCTGGATGTCCCTGCAGGATCGGATCCGGATTATAAGGTGATCTCCATCCGCCCGGACCGGTTCCTGCGGATGGAGGTGGAGAAGCGGAGATGATCATCGGGGAAGAAAAGCTGTTGAAAGACCTGGATAAGATGTCACGGGTGGACATGCTTGCAGCGGCTGATGAAGCAATCCGGCTGGTGCAAAGAGAGGCAAAAAAAAACTGCCCGGTCAACCACGGTGAACTGAAACAGAGCATCTATACAGATGTGGAACAGACCGATGATACTGTCAGGGCGGTCTGCTATACAAACAAGAGCTATGCACCCCATGTAGAATTTGGTA